AGTGCCTACGGTTGCTTCGGCTTTGGCAGCGAATACTGTGCGGCGTCTGAGTAGCGACATTGATTAAATTCCTCTTGGCTTGGCTTTGTTAAAGGCTGTGGCAACCCGAAACCTGATCCGTTCTTCCATTTCCTTTTCTAGTCGTTCGTTGATTCGTCGCACTTGTTCAGGTTGAAAATTCTTAGCAACGTAAACACCCCAAGGCGATGCGGCGTTAAGTTTTGTAATTGGCTCGCGAATCTTGCCGGCATATCTGCCTTTTTTCATTTTTCTTGGCTTGCCCTTTCTCTTAAACACATTTCCTTTCCATTGTGCGTTAAGCAGTCCGGGTATTGGCCCCATAAAAGCGGATCTTATAAATGCATTGCCTCTTGTTTTGCTTATCTTGTAATTAACGCCAAGTTCGTTTTGCTTTGGTTTAAAATGCCGAAGGCTCATTCGGCCCGTTCTAGTTACTCGAACAATCACTCCAGGGTTTGTAACCGTCGCTTTTCCAAGTACTTGCAACGCTTTACCGCCGTACTTGATCGCCTTTTGTGTTGTGTTTAGTTCTGTTCCGATATCTTTCGCAATCTGACCCAAAGTTGCCTTTGCTGTTTTGTTTATTACAACCGCAAGCTCTTTGTCTAAGTTTGTCTGAACTCCTTCGATAGCTTTTTTAAGTCGGTCGATTTGCTGCCTTTTGATGTTGAAAATAATCACGATCGCACGTTGTACGGGTTTCCTTCGTCGTGCCTGTATGTCACAAGCAACGGCAGGTTAACGCCACCTATGCCGCCGTCCGATACGATCGCATCAGCAACGTCGAACTCTGCGTTAATTGCGTTACCTCCGAACGTGTGCCACTGGCTCGCGTCGCAAACGGTCTTAACAACGTCTGACTCAAAAATCTCGCAGTATTGATCGATTGGGGTTGTGTCTTTTTCGCTCGGTAGCACATGGCAGCGAATGTCAAACCTTTGCCGATATGCGATTGCTGGCGGATTGCCAGGGCAATCAAGCTCCGGCATCCGTTCGCGTTCGCCTTTCACGACGATGATTTGCAAATGCCTCGGCGTGTACTGTGCCAATCGAGTCGGCCTGACTACTTCGTAAACGTAAGTGAAATCGCTATAGCCAGCCGTTAACCGATTGAGCCTATCGAAAAGCTCTTCGGTTATTCGCGTTAGCACCGGCAGGGCTGCGGTTATCTGCATTCGAGGACAAGCATTCCGTTATCTTGCGTCGTGATCTTCAGTATGGCTCGGCGTTCGGCCGCCTTGCCGTCGCGGGCTGGGAACTCTAACTGATCGCCGCCCGTGTCAATCTCCGTGCTACTGATGCCGTTGGTCGCATCGTTCGCAACGTGTACTTCAAATCGCGGTAGCACGGTCACAACGTCTTCTGCGAAGTTGTCGACCTGTTCGCGAATGACAACCGCCTTGATCGTTCGCGGTGATCTGATTTCCGACCCGTAGAATCGATGTGGGTGATAGGTCACCGATTCGGCAAAATCGTCACTGTTCAGAAAAACCGCGGTTGCGTCACTTGCGATTACATCGCGTAAGGTCATCGTTGGTTTGTCCGTGCCCGTGCTTTCGGTTGCTCTTGCGCCACCGCTGCGGCGATCGGCTCGACGCTTAGGCTGACTCTTTGGACCGGCGGCCCGTCGCCCTCGCTGTGTCGCGTCACTCCGTCAACGGTGATCTTTACGCCGGCAACCTCAATGGATTGTCCGGCGTTAATCTCTACGTTTGGCATCAGCGTTTCGCCTCTACGCTGACGTAATCGACGTGAACAAAGTCGATGTTGGTATCGGCAGTCTTTTGGATCTGCACATAGGGCTGTAGCGATCCGGTAGCGGCGCTCATGTCAAAGGTCGTGCCAGCAGCAACGCGAATCCCATCGACGTAGAATTTCACGTTTGACTTTCCGCCGGTGAAGTCAATCACGAATCGACGGTAGGTCGTGCTGAGGCTCTGGCCGGTTGCCTTGTCGTCAAGGTCGGTCGTTCCGTCGTCGGTTTCAACGACAAGCGAATTCGACCCGATTAGCCGAAAGCTGGCGTGGTTCGCGATACTGTCAATCGCGTCGTTTCGAGCCGATGCCAAACCGAACGCGACCGAAGTTGCCGAGTCCAGGTTAGTGCTTTCCGGCACAACCTTGACGCGAAAGGCGATCGACTGAAGGTTGTCGATGTCGAAACAAAGCTTATCGCCGAATGACAAACAAACGTTTTGAATTTCGCTCGCGTTGTCGAAACCCAAGCGGATCTCGCCAGTCGCCGAAGGCGTGACCACGGCGTAAACCGGCGTCCCGCTGCTGGAGGTGTCCGCGATCGCCCACGGGCTACCCTGACCCGCAGTCGTGAAGGTTTCGCCCCCCACGAAGTCATCTTCCCAAGCCAAAAAATCCTGAATACCTGCCATCGTTTTGATCCTTGTTTGAAATTGAAAAACCAACGGCCGCGGCCACTATTGGCCGCGGCTAAAACTCAAACTCGGATCATGCCGAGTTGCGATACAATCCGCGGTAGTCGATCGCCTTGGCTCCAAACGTCTGGCGAATCTTGTACTTGTAGCAGTCGCGATCGAAGTCCCATTCCTGCTCAAGCACTGGCGACTCTTCGCCTTCAAGGAAGGAGATTTCAACCGTGTCGATCTGTGCCGGATCGGCCGCTAAGTACCAAATCGCCGAACTGTTGAGGTCAAGGTTGGCATCGGCAACCATCGTCAACTGCCGACCGCCAGCCATATTGTAGATGTTCACCACGCCACTTGAACCAACAGCCGAACCACCAACCGCGGGATTCGCGGTGGAGTTCAAAAGCTCCATCGCGGTAGCCGCGTAGGCTTGAGGCACGATCAAGTACCGCGGAGTCAAGTTAAGCACCGCATCCGACGATAGGCCGGTCTGCTTTGCCATTGCCAAGAATCCGGCGTTAAGCGTCGCCACCGAAGGGACGCCGGCTCCGCTGGATACGTTAGCGTGAGTCGCGTTGAACAAGGCGACGTTATCGCTTAGCACGTCGTTAGCGGTCAGCACGCTATAGACGACTTTGTTCTGCTTGCGTCGCATTGCGTTACCGTGCATCGCCGGCACTCGGCTGATTGCGTCTAGGTCGTCGTTAACGACCGTTTCCCACGATACGGAGAACATAGCCCCGTACTTTTCAACGGTGTACGATTCTTTTGAATCGCTCATGCGTTTTTCGGGATACGGCTGACGCTCCGGCACGATTTCAGGATCTGGCGACTCGCTAAACCGAATCCGGTTGATCTGCTTGAAGTCCGTAACGCTCGCACCTTGTCGTGCCCAGATGCTCCAGGTGTAAGGGGCTTCGTCATAGGCTGCCAGAAGCGTCTTGTTCGCTACGTCCGCAAGCAGGTTCGGGAATGCTCCGGTCGTATGGTATGAGGTTCTCTCAATTCCAAACCGTCGCGACGCTTCGCGATGCCCCATCGCAACCTGTGCGACGTCTTTCGGCGTCATTCGGTCGGTGTTGACGCCATACGAGCGAAGGAGAATTTCCGCAGTTCGAACGATCGGCATTCGCGAAAACTCTTGCGATTGCTCGGCAACCTTGGCGGATGCCTTGCTGACGCGGGCCGCGTTTAAGGCTCGGAGAATTAGTCCGCCACCGATGGCATCGGTAACGCGGTCTTGTTCAGACCCGACGACGCGGGCCGATTCGGCGGTCTGGCCGACGGGCTGAGTTGCCATGCGTTCAAGAATCCTTTTCCGAGCGTCGTCAAGCGAAACAAAGCCGTCGCACAATTCGTCCGCAAACGCTCGGTCAATGCGGTGAAGTGTGCAAAGGCTGGTGATTTCCTTGCGCCGCGACTGATCAGCCGCCAACGCTCGTTTGATTTGCTCAGATGCGTTTTGCGCTCGCTTGGTTTCGTCCATTGCGTTCTCCAAAACAACCTCTTCGGGCTCTGGCTCTTCGCTCATCTCTGGCGATGCCGATTCCATTGGCTCTGGCATCTCGACCGATGCGGCCGGCGTTGCCGATCCCATCCTGCCAACAACCCAAGCAAGAATCTGATTTGGATCAGTCATGCCCTCCGGCATTCCCATCGCGGCCAACTGTGCCAATAGCGTTTCGTCCATTCGTTTAACCTCTTTATTCGCGGCGGTGTAAGATCGCCGAACCGTGCTTCGCTCGTCCGCTCCGGTAGCCACGAGACTCGCATTTATCGGCGTCCATCGCGTAACGATATTCGCCGGACCGTCAACGACTGTGCCTCTCGGCGTCGTGTACTTTTGGCCGCGTTCGGTCGTCAAAACTTCCCGCGGGATTGCTGTTATTGAAAAGTCGGTAAGGTGCCCGTCGCGAAGCTTTGCCTCTGCCGCTTGGCTGTCCGGGTCGCTTGCAAAGTAAGGCACTCCGCCAAACTCATCGCCATTGATCGAAAGGTTCCGAAGGCTGCCAAAGATGTTTCGGACAGTCGATTCGTCGTGACTGTCGACGATCGGGATCTGCGTCTGGCCGGCCCTCATTTCGATGCCGTCCATCTCCAGCACTTCGGCAACGGTCATGCCGCGGCTTTCGTCGTATCGCATCACGGGCGACTCTGTGGCCGTAACGACGCGAAGCACTTGCCCCTCGGCTCGAACGACAAGCGATCGCATCACAAGCGAATCGGCCTTGACCGGCGGCAATTTGCCCTTCGTGCTCACTGGCTTGCCTCCGCTGCCTGCAATGTTTCTTGGCTTACGCTTCCATCTCTTGCGTCATCGATCAACAGTTGCACGTTCGCTTCGGATAGCCCTTGAGCGGACAACAAGACCTTTGCCCTTGCTTCGCTGATCGCTCCGCTTGCCATCTCGCTAAGCACGTCGGTAATAGCCTTGGTCGCGTTCTTAAACGCTAGGCGGCCCATGCCCTGCATCTCGCCCGAGCCGGTTTGCGACGGCTGTTGGGCTTGCGGGTTCTGATTCGCGTTAACCATTGCCAATTGCTGTTCTGCCGGCGTCAACAAACCAAGTTGACGACGCAGCCGATCTTCTTTAGCACGCTGATAAAAAACGTTTTTCCACGACTTACCACGGGCCCCAAGCTCTGTTTGATAGTCGCTCATGTAAGCATCGATTGACGCTTGGGCGGTTTGCTGTTCAACACTTGGGTCGACCCATTCCCAGTCCGGCATTTGCCATTCGACTGGCGCGGCCGTGTTGCGATCGTCAAGCAATTCAACCGCGGTAGGAAATCCGACAACGCCAGCCGATGCCGCTTGTTCGCAGAATGCGTTCCAAATCGGCTGGCAAAGATGGTTCCGCAAGTATTGTTGCCAGCAGCGAAAACGGCGTCGATCTTCAAGCTGGCTCGTTCTGCTGCTGCTGTAATTCGTCTTCGAATAGTCGCGGGCGACCACTTCATAGGATAGCCCCGTGCCAACCGCGATGCCGCGTAGGATCAATTCAATCCACGGGCCAGCGTTTGCGTTCGGCCTGCCGGGATTAGCCGACTCGATCGACTCATTCGGGCCGAGGTGCATGATCATGCCGGGCTGCAAGTAGTCGTATTGATTGCCCGACTTGTCCGAAGTGTCGCCGCCGTCTGGATCGGTCAAAGAGTTGATCGGCGTTTCGGTCTTGATTGCCATCGTGAAACAAGACGCAACCGCCGACGCTTGAAGCTCGTTATCGACGTAGACGCCCAAATCGCGTAGCCATTGCATCGCAGGTGCAAACCACGATACGCCTCGACTCTGGCCGATTCGGTCGCGTCGGTACAGATGAATGATTTCATTCGCGAGAATGCGTTCTGGCGTTCGCCTCAACACGTATGGGCTGTTCGGATGCTCTGGATAAATCCAATAGGCGATTGGCTTGCCGAGGTCATCGATTTCGACGCCGCGAATTATGCGGTTCTGATCGCTGTTGCGTGCCAAGTATTGATCTTTGTCCGTCGCTAGTCGATCCGCTTCGATTAGCTCAAGAGCAAGCGGCACCGGCCTTGTAATGCCGCGAAATTCTTGGCTTTTAGTTCGGACGATCTTCACCAGCACTTCGCCAGCTTCGACGATTTCGCGTTGACAAAGTGCCTGCATCTCTTCGAAGGTGTGCAACCCGTTAACGTCGCACACTTCCGACCAATCCTGCCAAGCCTTGTCGCGAATCTCGTTAACGTTTTCGACGTCTTCGCCAATCGGCGTTTCGAGCGTGCTTTGTGCCTTAATGCCGCAACCGACAACACTTGAGACAATCGTATCGACCACGCCCCAAGCGTAGGCGTTATCACGAACCAACGCCCTTGCCCAAGCCCTCAAAGAGTCGGCACCCTGCGGGCCAAGTAACTCTTGGTCAGCCGATTGATTCTTTGGCCGCTTGTTAGAGTTGAGGCGGTTGTTTTCGCCGCCTTGATATGACCGCTCGAATAGCTTTCGAGCGTGTGCGCGACGCAGCGCCCATCGCGGGGCGATAACAGAGATTGCACGATCAAGAGTTCGCCCGATCATCGGCTTACCCTCGACATTCGGCCAAGCCGTATCGCGGTGCCGTTTTCTCTGGCAAGCTGGCGGGTGAGCATGTCCCGCTGCGCCATCAGCTCGCCTAAATCAAGCTTAGAGACCGACCGATTACCGATTGAATATGACGACGCCCCGCCCGTTAGCAAGGCGCTGATCGCTGCTTCGATTTGGTTCAATAATGTGGCGGTCTGCGACATGACTTAACGGTAAGCCATTCGCGTTCGCTTGCAATGGAATTTCGGGCCTAGTTACTACGCTCGTAGTAACGTTGTCACCCATAAAGCTTTGAGCCTGCGCCCAGGTCGCTCCGCAGTACTTGCACTTGCAATATCGGACGCTTCCTTTCGTCGCATAGACGACGCTGTAAGACTCGCCTTTCGGCCTGATCGCCGCACAACTACTGCACGGTCGCGGGTTGAACCGCTTCGGCTCTGGCGGTGCCGGTTGTCCCTCTTGCTCTTGCTTGGCTTGTTTTCGCTTGCTCATTAGCTCTATCCTCCTAGTAACGCCTCTGCGGTATCCATCCACCAGCACGGGTTCTAAATCTTCCGTGCGGTTTCGCCCTGTTTGTGATCAGCTTCGGTGCGTCTGCGTTGATTTGCCTTGCCGAAACCTGCGACTCGCTTTCGCCGATTAACTTCACCTTGCAAACTTCAGTCGCTGCCGATGCCATGCAAAGAGCGTCGAAAAAGTGGTTGTTAGCGTTGACGCAATTCCAAAACGTTTTTGATCCGCGGCCCTCTTTGAATTCGCTCACAAGTTCTTCGGCTGCGATGTGTTGAGCAAAGGTCAAGTGCTTTTTGTTGCCGTCTGGATGAAACAACGAAAGCGACCCGCGACGAAGCATGTTATTTTCGTCGAATGTCGGAGTTAAAAATCGTTCGTGCACCCATTGCTTCCAGTAGTCTACGTCCAATTCGTATAGCCAAACTTTCGAAGGTGGCAAGAATTGAGCGTGTAGCCTTTCGCCGGGAATGCAAGTCGGCGATGCCGTGCGGCGTGGCTTGTAGTTGGCGAGCCCCTTTGATGGGTGAAACTTGCCGCCAACTTGACGACAAAATTCGTAAGCCGCGTTCGTAAACGTGCCCGAATCGATCAACGTAAAGTCGATCGGCCTTTCCTCGCCTAACGCATCAACAAGCGGACGCGAAAGCATTTCATCACGCCAACGCAACAAAGCCTTATAAATCATCGGCTCGCTTGCTTCGTTGTCGGTCGTGTTGTCGGTCCCTGTCACCTCGGCAATGCCGTAGTCGATCACGACGCCACCGGCACCCTTCCACCAGCCACAGATAACCCAGTGACAAGCGTACTTCCCGAGGTCAATGGCGGCTGTAACAGAAACCGTGTTTGCCGGCAGTTGTCTCCGCGCCAGTCCGCTTATCCGGCTTGATACGATGTCGGCCGAAATGCCGTTGCCAACCGGCCCAGTCTCTGGCGGAGGGTCGTTATCGTATTCTGTCGCCACCGCCTTTTCGCCGTAGTCTGCGACTTTGTTGTAATAGGCTTGGATCGCCGAAAGCTCGAGTAGTTCGCCGTCGGCGTGTGGCCTTTGGTCGAAGCTATATGGGTTGCTGATTGCCGCCCCGCGTTCAATGTCGTCTTTGTTGTCTCGCCAGAATCGAAAAGCTTCGCGGGCGTCTGGATCGCTTGACGATCGCTCTTGCCTCATTGCGATGTATTGCTGCACCAAATCCATCCGATCCGGCTTTTGCACCAGCATCCGAAACCGCTCGCCGCGCCAGTTCGGTTTTAGTTTCGGGTCGGTGTACTTGTACGCAATCGACTTGCGGTTTTGAGTTGTGCAAAGCATTAGCCGCGAAACTCGGCGACCCGAAGCCCCGAGCCCCGATATATCTTGCTCAATGATTTCTTCGTTTTTACTGATCAGCGTATCGGATGCCGCTGCCTCTCGATCCTCAATGTCGTCGATGATCGCAAGCGATGGCCGCCGGTCGTAGTAGTTCGTCCCGCGAATCGATCCATCAACGCCA